TAGGAATAAAATTCTGCTATATTATACAGGTGTGAAGGAAGTGCAACGGGCATGAGAAATCTGTAAGTCCCATTTTTTTGTCGGTGTGGCGGAATTGGTAGACGCGCTGGGTTTAGGTTCCAGTGGGGTATCCCGTGAAGGTTCAAGTCCTTTCACCGACACCTTGCGAAATTAGTTCAGTGGTAGAACGTCAGCCTTCCAAGCTGAATGTCATCGGTTCGAATCCGATATTTCGCTCCAGGGTGATTAGCTCAGCGGTAGAGCATCTCGTTTACACCGAGGCGGTCGGCAGTTCGATCCTGTCATCACCCATGATATAATAAGTACATGAAAGATAAATTTCCTCTTCCACATGTAGTGGATTGTAATACAAAAACTGTTTGGATACTTTGTGACAGTGCTATTACTGCAATGGGTATTGGGGTTATTACAAAAAAATTCTATCCAGGTTATAATCCAAAAATTGTAAGCAAAGAATTTTTCGATAGCCTAAATAACCAAAAGCAACTTTGAAATGAAACCATCTAAACTGAAAAAAATTATTCAAAAACCTTTGAGGTTTCATCATCAAGATATTCATGAAGAGTTAGACGATATTAGAAATGAACTCAAACACATTAACGATACGCTGCAAGTCATGCGGCAAGGAGTTGAAGAGCTCCTCAAAGCGAATAGTTTGCGGATGCCCAAATCAGGCAACGATTTATGGTGACAAGATTTCAGCAGTAGATCTTTCTCAAATCGTTGTCACAGAAGGCTTGACAAAGCAAAAGCAAACTGGTATACTAAGTCAAGATGATCTTGCTTTTCAAGAAGCAAGGCGTCAAAGAAAAATTAAAAAACTTGAATTTGAAATCCGTTGATGTGGAGACTTTGGTGCAAAGCATTAGGTGAGAAATCTTCTGATAAAAATCATGAAGCAGATTATATTGCAATCATCCGCACTATTATCTTCACTACATATTTTATGACTAATGCATTTATTATTGCAGGCGTTGTAAGACATTGGGATGATAATGAATGGAAGCGTGGCCGAGTGGTTTATGGCAGCAGTCTTGAAAACTGCCGTGTTAGTAGCACCGTTGGTTCGAATCCAACCGCTTCCGCCTTGGGGAATTAGCTCAGTTGGTAGAGCACCTGCTTTGCAAGCAGGCTGTCAGCGGTTCGAGTCCGCTATTCTCCACCACGGGGTGTAGCTCAGTTTGGTAGAGCACTCGCTTTGGGAGCGAGATGTCGCAGGTTCGAATCCTGTCACCCCGATTGCCTTGACATACCAAGGCATTTATCCTATACTAGAACAGTAAACATTCAACAACAAATGTCTCGCAGTCCATTTTTTTCTAAGTTCAAGACGGACATCAAAAAACTTACTGCTGCCGTCGAAGGAACTGTTTATCTTGATGAAGAGTATCCTAAACTTTACGAAAAGCTTTATAAATACTACAAATCTCGCAACGTATACTTCTATGACGATGCGGAAAAAGATTACAACGTAATCCTTGACAATGTAGAATATGATCTTATGGACGCAGGTGTTCTAGTGTAAGTCATGGAGAGACTATAAAAACCCTGGTCGGGAGCAACCCAATGCCTAAATCTAGTATTCTACGATACTTAGGCAATATTCTCCTCATAGTTGGTTATCAAATCATGTTATGGGGAGACTTTCGTTATGGATTACTTATCAAGTGTGTTGGTGGTATTCTATCAATACCTTTTGCAATTAAACTTAAACTTTACGACGTTTTAGTGCTATGTGGATTTTTTTCCATAAACGAAATTGCGAAACTGATAGATTTGTTTTCTTGATTTTCTAAAAATCAAGTGGTGGAGTCAATTATGACCCCTATGAGTTTACGTCATCTCTAAAATGCCGTTGGTGCGGATGGGGAATTTTTCTCCGCCTGGTTTCCAATTTCCAGTCAAAGAATTGGTGGCGAGCCTGAAAAATTATTTCTAAGAAAATGAATTGTACATGTGTACGAAGGGAGCGACCATGGGGTTGGTATGAAAATATCGATGATGGTCCTCACCATAAGGTGAAGCGGATTTATGTAAATCCAAACGCACGCTTTTCCCTTCAGTACCACAATGATCGAATGGAACATTGGGTTATTGTAGAAGGATCTGGTTTAGTTCAACTAAACGAGTATACTGAATGGGTGTATGCTGGCAAACATTTTCAAATTCCAATCAACTCCCGTCACCGCATGACTGCTGGTGATGATGGAGTTCTTTTTATAGAAGTTCAATATGGAGATAAATGTCATGAAGATGACATTGTGCGATTGGAAGATGATTATGGTAGAATAGGTAGTGAGTATTACACGGACTGATGTTTTTAGTTACTGGCGGTGCAGGTTTTATCGGCAGTAACTTTCTTCATTATATGAGGAAGGTTACTAACGAGAAAGTCATCGTTCTGGACAATCTAACTTATGCTGCGGATCTTGGGTTTATTCCTGATGATCCGCAGTTTGAGTTTGTTTGGTGCGATATTACAAATGAAAATCATGTAGATTATATTTTCAAGAAATATAAACCACGCAAAGTCTTTCACTTTGCTGCAGAAAGTCATGTTGATAATTCTATTAAGAACTATCGACCATTTTTAGAATCTAATGTTGTAGGAACTATCAATCTTCTAAATGCTAGTCTAGCAATTGATATTCAAAAGTTTCATCACATTTCTACAGATGAAGTCTATGGATCATTAGAATACGAAGATACTGAATTATTCACTGAAGAAACACCTTATGATCCCAGGAATCCATACAGTGCCAGTAAAGCAGCTTCCGATCACTATGTCAGAACCTGGCACAACACTTACGGATTACCTTATCTCATTACTAACTGTAGTAATAATTATGGTCCTCATCAACACATTGAGAAACTCATTCCAAAGGTAATCTTCAATGCACTTAAGGATGAAGTGACTTATATGTATGGTGGTGGAAATCAAATTAGAGACTGGTTATATGTGTATGATCATTGCCGTGCTATTTGGATGCTTGAAGAGCAACGTGTAATGAATGATCGGTTTAATATTGGTGGTGAATGTGAGTTGAGAAATATTGATGTCACCAAAAAGATTTTAGATATTCTTGGTAAACCACATAGTTTGATTGGAGTATCTCAAGATCGTCCTGGACAAGATAAAAGATATGGGATGAGTTTTGAAAAACTTACACAACGAACTGGTTGGATCCCACACTTTGATTTTGATCAAGCACTTAAAATGACTGTTGATTGGTATCTAAAAAAATGATTTCTTTATATGGTGGTACTGGGTTTGTAGGTGGAAACTTTAGAAAGATGTATGATGGTTGCATAGAAATGCAACGTGATGAACGCAAACCCAAGACAAAAGATATTCTATATTTTATCTCTACAGTTGACAATTATAACGTTCATGATAGAATTACACTTGATGTAGAGACTAATCTAAAAGTCCTATGTGAAGTGTTAGATCACTGTAGATCTGAAGACATTACATTTAACTTTATTAGTTCTTGGTTTGTGTATGGTAAAACTCCATACATGCCAGCAACAGAAGATGCTCGTTGTGAACCAACTGGGTTTTATTCCATTACTAAACGTTGTGCCGAACAACTTATTATGTCGTTCGCAGAAACTTATGGAATGAAGTATCGTATTCTTCGTCTGTGTAATGTTCTTGGAGCGGGAGATCAAAAAGCATCTAGAAAAAAGAATGCTATTACTTGGTTGATTGATGAACTAAAACTTCATCATGACATTAAACTTTATAATCATGGATCACATTGCCGTGATATAATGCATGTTCAAGATGTTTGTCGTGCTATTAAACTAGTTATTGACAAAGGTAACTTGAACGAAATTTATAATATTGGATCTGGAAAACCAACATCCGTTGGTGAAATCATTCATCTTGCCAACCACTATATAAAGTCAAAAGGTAAGATTACGAATATGGAACCCCCCGTGTTCCATAAGAATGTTCAGACAGAAAACTTCTGGATGGACACAAAAAAACTTCAATCACTTGGATTTGAACCAAAACTTTCTTTAGAATTTATTGTCAAAGATTTATGTCTGTAAACGACAAAGTAACAAATTTTATTTCACAACTTCAGCGTGAAGGTGAAACCCTGTTTCCATATCTTGCGAATAAGAATTGGAAACGTGGGGATCAGATTTTTTATTCTGGTCCCTATTGGGATGAACGTGAAGTTGCTGCAGCAATTACAACTCTTTTAGAAGGTAAGTGGTTACCTGCTGGTGAAGAAGTCAATAAGTTTGAACGAGCATTTTCCAAGATGTTTGAGTTCAAGCATTCTGTGATGGTCAACTCAGGTTCTTCTGCGAACCTAGTGATGATTGCTGCTCTGAAAAAATATTTTGATTGGCAAGATGGTGATGAGATTATTGTTTGTGCATGTGGTTTCCCAACTACAATCAATCCCATTATTCAGAATGGATTGAAACCTGTCTTCGTTGATATTGATTATAGTGATCTTAACTGGAACTTAGATCAGATCCGAGAAAAGATTACAACCAAAACAAAGGCTGTATTTTCTTCACCTGTCTTGGGAAATCCCTACGACTTTGATAAGTTTCTCGATATTATCCACAGGTATAACCTTGAGTACATCGCTGACAACTGTGATAGTCTTGGCAGTAGGTGGAGAGGTGATCTTCTTACCAAACATGCCGTCGCAGCGTCGTGTTCTTTTTATCCAGCGCATCATATCAGTACTATCGAAGGAGGAATGGTTTCCTCCAACATTGAAGAGATTGTCCAGATCGCTAGATCTTTTGCCTGGTGGGGTCGTGGATGCTACTGTGTAGGATCCCAAAATAAATTGCCCAACGGTGTTTGTGGAAATCGCTTCGACCGCTGGTTGGAAGGGTACGACAAGGATGTCGATCATAAGTATGTCTTCGGCGTTCAAGGATACAATCTCAAGCCTGCCGATCTGCAGGGGTCTATTGGTCTTGTACAGTTGGAGAAGCAAATAGAGATACATGCTATCCGTCGTCTCAACAAAGCTCGACTTCATGAGATCTTCTCTAAGATCCCTGGTGCGAGGGTTATTGAAGAGAAAGAACATGCTGAAACCTCGTGGTTTGGAGTTCCTATTGTGTACGAGGACGGTAAACCGAACCTTGTCAAATATTTAGAACAACATGGTATTCAGACAAGGAATTACTTTGCTGGTAATATTCTTGCACATCCTGGATATCGTCACATCGAACCAGCATCAAACTATCCTAACGCTTCTAAGGTGTTGGATAATGTATTCTTCCTTGGGTGTAGTCCAGTTATTACTCGTGAAATGATTGACTACATAGAGGAGGTTGTTGAAAACTATACTAAAAACAATTTACAATGGCATCCAGTATGACACAGTATACTAAGAAAGCACTAGTTCTTGGTGCAGGTGGCTTTATCGGTAGTCACATGGTCAAACGTCTCAAGTCTGAAGGATATTGGGTACGTGGAGTTGACATGAAAAGACCAGAATTTTCTCCAACTGAGGCAGATGAATTTGTTCTTGGAGATCTTCGTGATGTAGATTTTGTTCGTCGTGTCCTTGAATGGAAGGGTACATCGGGAAACTTCTACAATTCAGTTCCTTATCGTTATATTCAAGTATTTGATGAGGTTTATCAGTTTGCTGCTGATATGGGTGGAGCAGGATTTGTTTTCACTGGAGAGCATGATGCTGATATTATGCACAACTCAGTATCAATCAATCTCAACGTGCTTGATCAACAGGTAAAAATGAATGAACGCTATGGCGTAAATAAGACTAAAATTTTCTATTCTGGGTCTGCTTGCATGTATCCAGAACACAATCAACTTGATCCCGATAACCCAGATTGTCGTGAAGAAAGTGCTTATCCAGCTGATCCAGACAGTGAATATGGTTGGGAAAAACTTTTTTCGGAACGTCTTTATTTTGCCTATCATCGCAACTATAATATTCCTGTGCGTGTTGCCAGATATCATAATATCTTTGGTCCCGAAGGAACTTGGGAAGGCGGACGTGAGAAAGCTCCTGCAGCAATTTGTCGCAAAGTTGCCTACCTTCCAAAAGAAGGTGGATCTATAGAAGTATGGGGTGATGGAAAACAAACTCGCTCATTCCTGTATATCGATGAGTGTATTGAAGCAACCCGTCGTTTGATGGATAGTGATTTTATGGGTCCAGTGAACATTGGATCTGAAGAAATGGTGACTATCAATCAACTTGTGGAGACTGCTGCTAAAGTTGCTGGTAAGTTTGTTGATAAAGAACATATTGATGGTCCTCTTGGTGTTCGTGGTCGCAACTCAAACAACGATCTTATCCGTGAAAAACTAGGATGGGATTACTCGATGACCCTTGAAGAAGGAATTGCTAAAACTTACAAGTGGATTAACGAACAAATTCTTAAGAAGGTATATACTGAAAACTGATGAATACACATTACGACGCAGAACTTGATGCACTGAACAACCCCTTTCCTGGGGTAGAAAAAATTAAAAGAAACTTTTCTCAAGCATATCAAGACTTGTTTGTCTTAACAATGCTTCAAGGAAAACGTAGTGGTAAGTATCTTGAAGTTGGTGCAAATCATCCAGTAGAATTCAATAATACTTTTCTTTTAGAAGATAAGTTCATGTGGAAAGGAATTTCTGTTGAAATTGATAAGGAGATGGTTGAGTTGTTTAACACAGTTCGCCATAATAAATGTGAATATGCAGATGGTACTGTCTTTGATTTTCAAAAAAAACTAGATGGTCGTAGGTGGAAAGATAAAACAATTGATTATCTTTCACTTGATTGTGAACCTGCAATGACAACTTATAAGATCCTAACTAGAATTCCTTTTGATGAATATAAAGTTTCTGTGATCACATACGAAACTGATGTCTACAAAGACGGTCCTCAAGCAAGAGAACTGTCAAGAGAATTTTTGAAGTCTAAAGGATTTGAATTAGTTGCTGCTGATGTATGTAATGGTAATAATCCTTATGAAGATTGGTATGTAGATCCTACGGTTATTCCAGAAACACTTTGGGGTCCATTCATTTCTGAGGGTGCTGAAGCAAGAAGTTTATTTGTATGTCAGTAAAAATTTCACATTGGTATGGAAGACTTGGTAATAACATTCAACAGTGTGCTGTTGGATGTATGGTTGCTGAGTTATTGATGACGCAGTTTGAAAGTATTGATCATGAGATTATCTCCAAATACCAGAAATCGTTTGGATACAGCACTCAAGAGTTATCATCAAAGTTCTTCTATTGGGAAGGTCCGTACAAAGAAGTCAATATTCCAGTTGACCACATTTATCGCAATATGCGTAGGATCTGTAAAGAACACATTGCACCACATCTTAAGATACCACCAAGGCAAATTATACCTGACGATACTGTTGTTATTCACATTAGGAGTGGAGATATTTTTGACCAAGTTCATCCTAACGGGCATCAGTATACTCCTAATCCTCTTGATTTTTACAACAAATTACTTTCCAATTTTGAAAGGGCAATTGTCGTTACGGAACCTGACAAAAACAATCCCATTGTTGAAGTTCTTAGACAAAACCCAAAGGTAATAGTACAATCTTCATCTGTTGCTGAAGATTTTGCAACACTAATGTCGGCAAAAAACTTAGCAAATTCTGGTGTAGGAACATTTTGTGTTGCTGCTGCATTGTGCAGTGAACATGTGCAGAATTTTTATTGTACAGATCTAATGTTGACAGAGCATCTAAATTATAGTATGCTTGTAGGTACAGATATCAATGTCTGTCAACTAAAGTTAAATGATTATCTTCAAGTTGGTGAGTGGACAAATACTGAAGATCAGAGGAATTTTATTCTTGAATATGTTTTATGAAAATTTTTGATACATTCACCTTCTATAATGAACTCGATCTACTGGAACTTAGGATGAATATCCTGGGTGATATAGTAGATTATTTTGTTATCAATGAATCTACGATTACTTTCACTGGAAAGAAAAAACCATTATACTTTGCAGAGAATAAAGAACGCTTCAAGAAATGGCAAGATAAAATTATTCACCACGTCTTAGATGATAACAATGAGACCTTAGAAAAATACTGGGAAGGTGTACCATATCATCGAAGTATGATGGAAGATGATATCTATAAACTTCCATTGCACTATCAGCGTGCTTGCTTTCATAAAGATAGTGCAATCTATGCCTTGTTAGATCACGCACAAGATGATGATATTATCTTGACTAGTGATGCTGATGAGATTGCCAATCCAGAAGCAATCAAAGCGATTGATGAATGGTTTGATCCAATTAATCATTATGTTCTCAAGGGTCCAGTTTATTATTACTATCTAAATCTTCTGTGCGAGAAGGAGTGGATGGGGACAAGAGTTTCTACCATGAAGATGCTAAAGACTATGAGTGTAGATAAACTCAGACAGTCGCATCAAGATGCATGGAAAGTTGAAGATGGATCTTGGCACTGGAGTTTCTTTGGTGATGCTGATACTGTTCGTGCAAAAATGGATGCATATGAACATCAGGAAAATAATCTTCCACAATTTAGGGACAGTATGGAAGAACGTATTGAAAAGGGCATTGATCCTTTTGGTAGAGATTATCTTTACACCCCACAAGTTGTTCCTATTGATGATACTTTCCCAGAGTACATCATTAAAAATAAAGATAAGTTAGCAAAGTATATCAAGTGAACATTATTGAAGGCGTAGCAGTTTCTAATCACTGCGATTATTCTTTTGGTGATCAATCTGGGTGCATTGGTCGTGTGCCTGGATCGTTCATGAAACAAGCAGATCCATCTAATCTAGAGTTTGTTGAACTTGTGAAGGATAAAAAATGGATGACTGTCTTTATCGATAACATTCGACTTTATAATAGATCAATTAAATGCACTAACGATGAAGACCAGCGTTGGGTTGATGCACTGCTTGAAACCAATAACATGTTAGAAACATGTGCAGCGTTTCCAAACACAAATTTTATCATTTTTACTAATCTAGAAGATACACCGATCAGCAAAGATATTCATGATCAAATTCCCGACAATGTAAAGGCAATTTATGGTGTAAATGCCATTGGATTTAGTGGCAAAGTTCATCCTTTTCCATATGGTGTTCAGCGTATTATTCATCCGTCTGATAATCGTATTGCTATTTTGCATAAAGCAATGGAGCGTGATGTAAATCCAACAAAACTTCTTTATATTAATCACGCTGAGCATACAAATATTAGTGAACGTGGTAATATTAGAGAAAAATTTGCAAAGTTGAAGTATGCAACTGTAGATAACAGAGTATCTTACGATATCTATTGCAAACAAATTCAAAATCATAAGTTTATGATTTGTCCTCAAGGAAATGGTGTAGATTGTCATAGGAACTGGGAAGTTCTTTATTTAAAAAGAGTTCCTATTATGAAAAGAACTCCGTATCTACAGGAACTGTACAAAGATTATCCTGTTCTTTGGGTTGATGATTATGCAGAAATTACTAAAACCCTTCTAACAAACAATGAGTATCTTTTTGATCAAGCTAGAAATCTAGACAATAATCTGCTAGACTTGTATTCAGTATTTAATCGAGCTGTGAAACGTGCTAAAAATTCCTGATGTAACATTATTGATGTTGGCAGATATTGATATACCTGATGCGGTATATGCTGTCAATAAATCCTGCGAAGAAATTGAATGGGGTGCTGTAAAGTTTCTCGGCAGCAAAGGCAAACCAGATGGTCTTTGTGATCAAGCAACTTTTGAATTGACATATCCAATTCAAAGTATCAATGATTTTAATTTTTACTGCATTTATAATCTTGGCAAACATGTAGAGACATCTCATGCATTGTTGATCCACCCTGATGGATATGTTATTCGTCCATGGTTATGGGATAATGCTTGGCTTCAGTATGATTATATTGGGGCACCATGGAGAGATGATCCGACTGCATATCTAGATCCTTGGGGTAAAAATCAACGTGTTGGTAACGGTGGGTTTTCACTTAGAAGTAAAAAGTTATTAGAACTATCAAGCACTGTAGAAATCCCCTGGGAAGTTAATGTTGGAGATTTTTATAAGCATATGAATGCTGGTCTATATAATGAAGACGGCAACATTTGTGTTCATAATAGGCATATTTTTGAAGCAAACGGATGTAAGTTTGCACCCGTAGAAGTTGCATCTAAATTTTCCAGAGAAGAAACCTTGCCAGATAGCGAGAAAGAAACTTTTGGATTCCATTATCATTTTCAAGAAATAAGATGAAGGCAAACGTATTTCCACTATGGTGGAACCCTTGGGGAGAAAAGGGACTTGATTTAGGTAATACTGCAGTTAGCATTTCAATTGATAACTTGTCTTTTGATCCAGATGCTGATTATAGAATTTTGTTTCTTGCGGAACCTTACGCTATCGCACCCACAGTCAATGAAGGTGCTCTAAGAAATGCCAATTCGTTTGATAAGATCTATACATTTGGTCAAGCAATCTTAGACAAATATAAAACAGCAGAACTTTTTCCATGGGGTTCTTCGTGGTTAGATTTTAAAGATCTTAAGGTCAATAAAAATCCACATATTACTTTTGTAACTAGTAGTAAAAGTCAAGCTCCAGGACATGAACTACGATTAGCAATTCATGAAGTGCTTGCTAATCTAGATGAAGTTAATGGTCTAGAAATTTATCAGCATAAGTCACCACCATTCCACGAAAGACGAAACGACTTTTTTGAAACCGCAATGTTTCATATTGCGGCAGAAAATTCTCAGCAAAAGAATTATTTTACTGAAAAAATTATTGATTGTTTTGCAAGTAAAACTATTCCTATCTATTATGGTTGTCCAAACATTGGTGATTGGTTTAATATGGACGGTATTATCACTTTCAGTGATATTAAAGATTTAGAAAATATCTTTGACTAT